CTGCTAATGTAGATTTTCTTGTAGGTTATCAAGGCACAACAATGAAAAAAATAGCACCTAGTAATTTAGGTGGATCATATCCTTTTCAAATTGATACCGAATCATTATACTCAGGTTTTGTACCAGGTAGTTTAAGTGGAACTCCTCAAGGAAATACTATATTAGGTATTGACGCAGGAAAAACTTTAACTTCAGGAACTAATAACACTTTAATAGGACACGACGCAGGAAAAGCTATAACCTCAGCAGTAAACAACACTATAGTAGGATATAATTCTGGTATAACAGTTAATGGAACTGGTAATACAATTTTAGGTATGGAAGCTGGTGTAAGTTTAGCAACTGTAGGTGTTGTTAATATAGGTTGGTTAGCTGGTAGCGTAGGTAATTATAGTATTTCAATCGGTGCACAAACTGGTAGATTTGCATCTAGTCAAGACCATAGTATTTTTATAGGAGAACAAGCTGGGTATGCTTCTAGTGGTAACAGCTCAATTGGAATTGGTAACGATGCTTTAAGATCTAACACCGCGGTTGGAAATGTAGCTATAGGTAGAGATGCTGGTTACTCAAACACATCTGGTGTTGGAAATACTATTGTAGGTTATGAAGCAGGATACACAGCTACAACTGGTGGAGATAATAGTTTCTTTGGATATCACGCAGGTAGATATGTAACAGGAAATGATAACACAGCTATAGGTAGAGAAGCTATGGAAGGTACTGCTAGTGCTACTAATGAGTATTTTAATGTTGCAGTTGGTTATGGTTCATTGACAAATTGCGCTGGTGCTTTTCAATGTGCAACACTAGGACATAGCGCAGGTAATTCTATTACTAGTGGTTCTAATCTTACAGTATTAGGTTATAACGCTCAACCAAGTTCTGCTACTGCAACAAATGAAATAACTTTAGGTAATAATAGTGCAGCCTTATTAAGAATACCAGGTCTTGGATCTACAGATGGTCATGTACTTACATATGAAGCTGCTTCAGGCGGTATTGTATTAAAAGCTGCAGGTGGTGGCGGTGCTTCGGACTTAAATGGTTTATCAGACTGTTTAGTTGATGGTAATTCAGTTTATGTTGCAGAAGTTCCTAGCGGTTTAAGTGGTAATCCTGTAGATAACACAGTATTAGGAATAGATGCAGGAGCAGGTTTAACAACAGGATTTGGTAATACTTTTATTGGATTTGAAGCTGCAAAATTAATAACAGATTCTGATAATATGGTTGTTATCGGAAGACAAGCAGCTAACGCAAGTACGTCGAATGGAGATAGAACAGTAGCAATAGGTTATGATGCTTACGGAAGTTCAATATCAACAGACAACGTAGCTGTAGGATATGCTGCTTCACAATTTAGTGGAGTTAATTTTTGTGTAGCGATTGGTAGAAGTGCTGGTATATTTAATGGTGGTGCTCAAACAGTATCTATTGGACCGTCTACAAATTATAGTAATTCACGAATAGGTATAACTTCTGTAGGTTATGAAGCTGGTCGTTCACAAACTTCTGGAGATTACAATACTAATATAGGTTATAGAGCAGGTTATAGCAATACTACTAATGGTGATAGATCATGTTTGGGTTATGAATCAGCATATCACAACACAGGTCAACAAGTTGATGCTTTTGGTTATAGAGCTTTATATGGTGCTGCTGGTTCATCAACTGGTAGTTACAACGCTGCTTTTGGTAGAGAAGCAGGAGTTGCTGTAACAAGTGGATCACAAAATACCTGTATTGGTTCTAGTGCTGGAAAAGTAATTAGTACTGGATCAAACAATACAGTAGTTGGTTCATTTGCTGGATTTAACACTATAGCAACTGGAGACAATAATATTTTAATAGGTCAAAACGCTGCTTCAAGTACATCTAGTGTAAGTAATGAAGTAAATCTTTTTAATGGTTCTGTGGTTGCAAGATTTCAAGGAGCTGCAGCAGCATGGAGTTTTGTATCTGACGCAAGAGATAAAAAAGATGTTGAAGATTTAGAATTAGGTCTTGATTTTGTAACTAAATTAAAACCTAGAAAATTTAAATGGGATTTAAGAGATTCTGAAGTAGATAAAAATAAAGAAGCATCTGGTTTTATAGCTCAAGAAGTAATAGAAGTTCTTGACAAAGTAAATGCAGATTATACAGGAATAGTAAACACAAACAACCCTGAGCAATATACTGTATCACAAGCTAATATTATACCGATGTTAGTAAATTCAATAAAAGAATTAAAACAAGAAATAGAACAATTAAAAAAATCTTAAAATGTATAAAAACTCAATAACATCAGAAAATACACCTGATTCACACAAAGCAGTTATCGTAAGTCAGATAGATGGACAATTAGCACAAGCAGCAGCAGATGAAAATTTAGATGCAATTAAAACTCATTTTAAATGGGTTTTAGCAAATGACTTTTATAAAAATGAGTGTAGTGCTGAGCAAATCTCTGGTATGGAGTCGTATTTACCAGCTGATTACAAAGATGACTACGAAGATTTACCTTCTTAGTAGATTTGTTAAAACAGGTGTAACTATATAAATATAAAACAATTAAATTAAATTAAATTAAATTATGAGTGAAGAAATTAAAAAAATTGAAGAAGTAGAACTTTCTAAAGTAACAGAGCAACAACAGAGATTATCAGAAGCTCTTACTAACATTGGTGTATTAGATGTACAAAAATTAAGTCTACATACTAAAGTAAAAGAAATTAGTGATGAAATTGAAGCTACTAAAAAAGAATTAGAAGCTAAATATGGAAAAATTAATATTGACTTAAAAGACGGAAGTTATACAGAAATAGAAAAAACTGATGGCGAGTAATATTAGAAAGATTAGTATTGGATCTGACTATAAAAACGATGCTATGCACTATTCTATAGGTCAACAAGTTTACGGTGGTCACGAAATATCACATATACTTTTTGAAGATTCAGATAATTCTTATAATATACATATAAAGAAAAAAAACGAAGTATTGCCTTGGAAGAAATTTAATTCTCAAATGGCTATATCAGTTGAGTATGATTTAGAGTATTAATGAAAAGTTTATATGATTTTATCGTTAAACCATTAGGCGATAAATACAGTAATACTGTAAGTGTTGGTAATAAAAAACTAGTTGTAAATACTAAAATAGAAAATTGGAAATTTGTTAACAGAGTGGCTAGAGTTGTAGAAACTCCAGCCGCTTTTTCCACTCCTATAAAAAAAGGTGATACTGTCATTATTCATCAAAATGTATTTAGAACTTTTTATGATATAAAAGGCAAAAAGAAAAAAAGCAGATCTTGGTTTAAAGATGATTTATATTTTTGTGCAGCAGATCAAATTTATTTATATAAAAATAATGCTGATTGGCAAACTATAAATGATAGATGCTTTGTAACACCTATAAAAAACACTGAAGATTTAACACTTGATAAAGAGGCAAAGCTTGTTGGTATACTTAAATATGGTAATAAGTTCTTAGAAGCGCTTAATATTAATCCAGGTGATTTAATTGGTTTTACACCTAAAAGTGAATGGGAGTTTTTAGTCGATGATAAGCGGCTATATTGTATGAAATCAAATGATATTGTAATTAAGTATGAGTACGAAGGAAACGAAAAAGAATATAATCCAAGCTGGGCGAGTAGCAGTTGAAGAATTAATTAAGGTAGCTAAAGAACCTATTGTAGATTCAAATGATGATATATCTGCTGATAGATTAAAAAACGCAGCGGCGACAAAAAAATTAGCAATATTTGATGCTTTCGAAATATTAAATAGAATACAAGAAGAGCAAGATATGTTAGAAGATAAACCAAAAGAAGTTAAAAAGCAAAACACTTTTAAAGGCTTTGCAGAAGGAAGATCTAAGTAATGTATCAACAAGATTTATTGAAAATATTAAAAAACCATATTAAACCTAAAGTTCTTAAACGAATGAATAGGTATAAAAAATGGGAGTACGGTTATAACGAAGAACACGATATTGTAATTATAAGTAAAACTGGTAAAATAGGTGATATATATGAAATACAAAATCTTAAAATAGCTTTACCAGAAAAAGAAAACGTACATAAGTTTAATAATAATAAGTGGAATCAATTTCAATATCCAAAAACATTAAGTAGAATTAAATCTACATTTGATTGGAGACAATATCCACAAGATTTTAAAGAAAAGTGGTATGATTACATCGATAATGAGTTTAACCGTAGGGAAGAAGGTTTTTGGTTTTATAACAAAAGCGTTGCTACTTACATTACTGGTACTCATTACATGTACTTGCAGTGGAGTAAAATTGATGTCGGGGCACCAGACTTTCGGGAGTCGAATAGATTATTCTACATTTTCTGGGAAGCTTGTAAGGCCGATGTACGGTCTTACGGATTGTGCTACCTTAAAAACAGACGTTCTGGGTTTTCCTTTATGGCATCAGGAGAGGTGGTTAACTTGGCAACTATATCCTCTGACTCTAGATATGGTATATTATCAAAGTCCGGTCCTGATGCTAAGAAGATGTTCACAGATAAGGTGGTACCCATATCGGTTAATTA